CTACAAAGGTGTGTGCCAGGTAGGACTTGAACCTACGATTACCGAATTATGAGTTCGGGGCTTTAACCAACTAAGCTACTGGCACCTTTTATATATTATACTTTATAGTGTCAATATCGTCAATGGTTTTACTTTATTAATCTTAAATCAATCTTATCTATATATTCCGAGTATGCCTGATAAGAATACTTTAGTGGCTCATGGCTATTTACTGCTAGATTTATTTTTTTGCGTATTTCAGATGGATCTCTTGGGACCCTAGTCCTTAAAAGCCTATCCTTCTTTAAACTATTGATAGTGTCTTCTGTAGCAAGCCTTTTTTCTTTAAGTGGAATATCAAATTTTTTAGAAATAAGATCAAGAAAATCTTGTGGAGATTTAGTTAATAATTCAAAATCTACCGTGGTTACATAGTCGAAGGATTGTGCACAATGTAAAAATCTATCGTAGTCCCACTGCTGGGTTATGATTGAATCTTTTATCATATAATCAAAGTTTTCTATAAAAAACTTCTGCTCTCTCCAATCAAGTGCCTCAAAGTTTATCTCAACGCCAGAGGCTATTGTGTCATATGGATTTCTTAATACGTATAAATTAATTCCGTGATAATCAAAACCTCTTACATCGTGTCCAGCAAAACGTAAATTAGCAAACATATTACCATCTATTAAAGCTTGGCAAAATACGTTTCCGCTACCCGCTGGGGAATTTATGGTAATTGTTTTCCGTTCAAATTCATTCATATGCTGTCTCCATTACCTGTTAGTATTTTAAAATTATATTCTGATTCCCAGTGCCTTATGTCATTAGTGTCATTTAATAAGGGTTGCCCCTTTATGTTAAGGCTTGTATTAAGCAATACAGGAACACCAGTTTGTAAATAGAATTTATTTAAAACTCTCCATAGACCTCTATGCTGATCGTTATTTACTGTCTGAACTCTTGAGGTTCCATCTGCGTGTACTACAGATGGGATTGCATCTGGCTGCAAACACTTAACAGTATACTGCATGTATGGGCTTTCGAAGTCCATATCAAACCATTTAGAAGCATGCTCCGCCATAACTACAGGTGCAAATGGCCTAAACATTTCTCTCTGCTTAATAAGATTGACCTTGTTTTTAATTTCTGGATCTCTGGGGTCTGCCAGTATTGATCTGTTTCCTAAAGCTCTTGGGCCATACTCCGCTCTTCCTGATGCCACCGCCACTACTCCATCTTTTAATATTCCATTAACAATTTGCTGTATTGGGTAGTCTTTGCCAATATCGTGTCCAAGGTATGGGGTTTCCCACTCAATATGTTTTCCATACAATGCTGCCGCTGCTCCTAAAGAACTTCCAGCATCTCCAGGGTTTGGCATAATCCAAATCATATCAAATATTTTCCACAGCAAAGTATTAGCTGAGGAATTTAGAGCACACCCACCCATAAACACTAAGTTTTTTTTACCAGTAACTCTCTGTGCCATACGCATAAAATCATTTAGCCTTTGCTCATATACCATCTGAACTGCCGCCGCAATATCGAACCTGTCTTGCTCTGTAATAACCATACCCCAGTCGTGAATACCTTTGTGAAAATTATATTTTTGCTCATCATACTGGGGGAAGTATTCGTCTACCTCTTTATAGTATCTTGTCCAGTCTCCATATGCCGCCATTCCCATCATTATATATTCTTCTTGATTAGGTAAAAGCCCTATAAGTTTTGTAAAGGCAGAATAAAATAATCCAAAGCTAACTGGGTAGTTTTGTTTGTATTTAAGCTTAATCTTTTCACCTTCACCTATCCAAATTGTTGAAGTATTATATTCTCCAATTGCATCTAGAACTACAATCGCAGCGCTATTAAATGAGCTGGTGTAGTACCCAGCTGCTGCGTGTGAGTAGTGGTGTTTAAAATAATGTACTGGTAGGTCGATTGGAAATTTTGGCTTCCAATCACTTGCCCCGCCGTGAATAATCATTCTAGATTTTTTAAGCAAAGGCTTTTCGTAATAAGCAATTGCATCTGGTGTGCCATAATTTAGCGCATCCAGTATGATTTCTTTATTATTGTACCAATCGTTTTTTTGCTTACTGTATCTTTCTGCATGTGATGCAAATAAAATTTTTCCATCTTTAATTAAAGACACAGAGGCGTCATGAGATGTTTCGTTTATACCCAAAATTATAGTCATCTTGCCCCTAATTAATAAATAAACCTATCAGATTTTTGTTTCTTAGTAAATTTTTTCTTAAATCTATATAAATAATATTTAATAATTAAAAATTTATTACTCATTGATAAATTCTTTCTCAACAATTTGTTGCACGTACTCAGAAAAATGTTTTCTTATGCTGCCCATAGGCCTAGACCCAAATGACTCCCAGATCCTTTTGTATTCTATTATATTTTGTAATGTTGTTGGGCACACAATTGATCCGTTGTATAGCTTCATTACGGTTGGTAAAGGCACATGTTTAGTACAGCACTTACACTGCTTTGCTAGTTCTTGATATTCGCTCATAATATTTGCATCCTGTCCATTGCTTCTCTAAGACCTTCAGGCATTCTTGGTGCCCTGATCAGATTATAAGATGTTGTGTCTGGGTCATCTTTGTCCCCAAAGTCATTGTCATAGCTCATTGATTCATAGGTATGCACATTTATTTCTTGATTGTTATCAAACCTTGTTCTGCTAATTGAATTAAATATTGCTCCGCATGTAGCGTCAGCTAAGTCCTTAGAGCCTTTTCTTGGGTGATCTACCTTGTCTCGCATAATTCTAAGCTGGCACAGCTCATCTATTAACAGTGGTATGTGTGGCCCAATAAGTCTTTCTTCCGCTACAATCATTGCCATGTCGTCATAGTGTTTTTTAGCGACAGATAGAATCTCTGTATTGATGCCATATTGTTTTAGTTGTTGCATCATGTCATGAGAGTTCCATCTGTCAAAGGTACATATTGCTATATTAAATCCTCTGGTTTTAAGAGAAAGAATGTAGTCTTTTACTTCTGTAAAGTCGACAGACTTGTCTGGCGTTGGGGTCCAATATCTAACTGCATCTATCTCTACGATAGGCGCTGGCTGCGAGTATGTATCTGTGACTTTTACGTTTACCCATTTATTAACATGGGCCATAGTTACAGCACAATGGTCGTGCTTTTGCGCTAAGTCTACATGGATATAATATTTTTTATCTGGGTCTGGTAGGAACCATTCTTCAAGCCTGCCAAAGTTATCTACAGCCAACTGGCCCACATTAAATGCTTTCTCTACTTTTTCTCTTGATTTAAAAAATGCATCTACTGCATCTGGTGGCATGCAGGCAAATCTTGAAAGAGCATCAGTTGGATTTGTATAGAAGGCTGTTTTAAAATCGTCAATTTTTCTTACTGGGTTTATCTCCCAGGTTGGTCTTTTAATAGCATAAACTTTAGGTATCTTGTAAGATATTATATGATCTTCTTCCCACTGTATTTCAAATTCATTTCCACTTGTTCCGTCTGGCATCTCTTCGTACATCTTAAATTTATGTTCTCTGATTACAGTTTCTTTTTCTCCTACAACCGCATCATATCTTTGCTGTATGTAATCATTCTTAAATCTAGGGAATGAAAGAAGAATAACTTTTCCAAAGTCTGGGAAACGAGAGTCTACGGATGCCCTATACATATCATATACTGCGCTACCTGTTTTTGCTTGATCGTGACCAGTTGTATTATCAATTGCAAAGCCAGAAATCTCATCCAGAATAACAACAATAACGTTATATCCTTCCCAGGCTTCTCTTTCTGAGTGACCTGAGTGAACCGTTATAGCCTTGTTAAACTGGATTTCAGATGCTTTGGAATAATATTTACCAACAAACCATGGGGACTTGTCTATGCGGCTCCTGAAGCCTTTAAAAAATACGTTAGTCGCTTGCTGGGAGTTGATTGCAATATTAATAATATCAATTGAGTCTCCAGGTGGCTTTCCATAATATGTTGCTGGATCTTTTAAGCATAGTAGCAAATAAACTATATATGCAACGGCAATTGTAGAACAATAGTCTTTGCCAGAGCCTTTTCCTAATTGAGCTACAACTTCGTTAGCAGTTTGTTTAAATCTTATACGGCCTTCATCTTCACCAAATAATTTTTTTAAAGTAGATTCTTTATATATCTGTGAGCTTTTTTCAATTAATATATACTGATAGTCTGACAGTGGTGGTAGACCTAAATACTTAGGATCATTTACAAATGTACGAAGATCTACTGGCTTCTCTTCAAATTCTTCGCCGTCTAATATATCAATTAAATCTGAGAAATCAAATGACATGCTACCTCCCCATTGAATTAGTTAGAGGGTGGCCAGACGGAACATATCCTTTTGGAACCTTTATAATGTGGTATATATGATTTGGCCAAGCATAATACTTTTCACTTAAAACTTCTTTAGTTGAATGTTTACAATGATCTTCTGGACTATGGAATATCAGGTCGCCTTTCAATGGCTTGTATACAATGTCTTGCTCCTCATAGTAAAATTCTCCGCCTTCAAAATCATTAAAGAATAAATACATTCCCATATCCATACCATCTGCGTAGTCAAAATCTTCTCCATCAACATAAAGCTCTGAAGCTTTTGATGCTTCCACAAACTCTTCTTTGTCAGAATGTGCATATCTTTTAGTACCATTTAATAGTTTGTGAGGATGAATATTTGTACCTACGTAGTAATCTTCGTCTAAAAGAGATTGAATTCTAGATCTGATTTCTTCTAAAGACTTGACGCCTTTTTCTTCTTTTACTTTAAATCTTTTTTCTGGGTGGGGCTGCCAATAGTCTTCTGGTCCAAGTCTATCTAGATATAATGTAACGGCATCTGCCTCTTCATCACTCATAAAATTATGATATACATATATATCTTCGCCAATTTTTTCAAATAAATCTTTATTGAACATTGGTTATCACTTCTGCATCGTGAATGTTTACTGACTCGACTATACCAGTAATCTGAGAAAGCCTTTTTGCAACATCCATTTTGCATTTAGGACAACCAGCAGTAACCTCTTTTAAAATTCCAACTAAAACTTCTTGTTTACGTTCTGTCTCGGCAATCTGAGATGCTATTTGTGTATTCTCTAATACTCCCACTGACTGAAGCATTGCTATTCTTTTGGTTTCAATATCTGCAATAAGTTTTAGGGCACTTGCTTTCACGCTTAGCTGGCCCTGGGTGTCCGCATCTTCTACAGTCTTCCAGGCTTCTTTAATTAGCATCGCATAGTGCTGATCTGCTCCAGAGATAGCTTCACGAGCACGGTCACGGATATTGCTATCATTATGGACTACAGACTTCCATTCGTCAACATATTCCAGGACTTCTTTTCTAGAGAACCCAGTAAGTGTTGCTATCTGTGTTGCAGAATTTCCCTTTAGAAGTTCTTCCACAACCTTATTCATGCGGTCAAAATGTACCGCTGGCTCTATTTCGCTCATAATTAAATTATACCACGTTTTAGTTGACTAAGACTTGTTGGCAATTTTAAGAAGTATTAGGTATCCAATTAGATCATCAATATCATTATCGCCAGGAAATGCTTTATCATTTTGAATTCTATTTAATTTATCATCAATGCGGACACGAATCTGTTCTGTTGAGTCCGCCTTTGAAAATATACGAATTGGATCTAGTGCTGAGTTTCCATATGAGATATTTTTCTTTATAAGCATCTCTGCAATCTCTAAACACTCTCTAATGATCTTGTGGCCAGAAGGAGCATCTGTTGCAATTAACTGAAGGTCTGTTATCCAAGCCTGATATCCGCCATCTTTATTTGGGTACTCGCTCATTTTTTTCTTAACAATCCAAACTCTTGTAAATATCTCTGTATAGTCATAGCAGAGACCCCGCACTCTTTACCTATTTCTGTAACTGTTTTCTTTTGAACTATGTATTTTCTATATAGCCAATCTTTGCTTTGATAAAGTTTCATCGCTTAGTAAGTACCTGGTTGCTATAGTGTGCAATCCCAAAGCTATCCGCAACATCAAAATCTATAATTTCTAAACCATATTTTTTATTAAAGTAATCAGCAGTTCTTTGCTTTCTCATATTTCTTAACTGATTTTTATACCAAGATTCCGCATACCCTGGATTAGCTAGTCTTATTGCAGACTTCTCATCTTTCGTAGGATTTTTGTTGCCAATGTACGCCTGCCACGAGGATGGACTAATAGTAATAACCTTAGCACCAGTAGACATAAGCTCAGCAATAACAACTCCATAGACATAGGACAATTTTATCACAGCATCAGGTGATCTGACAAGTATGGCACCTTCAACAGCAATATAATCACTTTTCAGTTCATCTAACATCATAGCCATTTTATTTTTAGCGTCGTGAATTTTTTCATATATATCTTCGCCTACAAGATTAATCTTTCCCCATTTAAGAGGAACATCATCCTCCATTAAACAAAAAGCTATAGAGTTAGTTGAGGCATCTATGCCTAAAACCCTATTTGCTTTTGTCTTTATCAGGCTAGCTAATTTCATCTACGATGTCTTTCAAAAGCTTTCTTGATTTTAAATTTGTTTCTTTTACGCAAGAAGAACATATATCATCAGAATTATACCTGCTGAGCTGAGCCTTGCATTTTTTGCAGAGCCTTACTGCGCCTTTTTTAATTGCTTTTTTCTCATAGTACTTTTGCATAATTCTTTTGTTTGTTGCAACCCTGCAACACTCGTCAGAACAATACTTCTGGTTGTGTGTCTTAGAGTCAAAGTCTTTAGCGCATTCTGTATTGGCACAAATCATATTTTTGGAACCTTATACAGATCTATTTCAACAGTACCCACTGGACCTGACTTGTCATAACATGCCTTCTTGACTGGGCAATACGTGCAAGGCATCTTAGACTTGGTTGATCCTGCTGGTCTTACTGGTAGGTCTCCATTTTGAAAGTTATCCCAGACCTGCTCCATCCAAGCAAATGCTTCTTCAATAATCGCTTTATTCTTTTCGTTCATTGAAATTGGAATAATCAATATCTCTTGAGTGTTCTTGTTTTCATACAGGAAGAATCCTTCTTTGGCATTCTTTAATTTCATATAGGTTAATAACTGAAGCATATGGTTCGCTGATGACTTCATCTCTGATTGTCTTGTATCCCAAACCTCTTGCTTTGCCGTTTTGATTTCACCAATTACAGTCTCGCC